TATGGGTGATTTTGGACCTTTAGGTGGTGTTAAGATAACGGGGTTTATTTCTCCAACGGATACGAATGATACATACGCAGTAATTGATACATTATATGGTATTGATGGGTTAAGGAATTTAAGTGGTGGTACATCAGCTTTAAATAGTATCCCTAATCTTAGAAGACGTGCAGGTATGTTTGTTGGTGTGAATGATGGTGCGCAATATTATAAATTAAATCCAGAACCTTGGACTGGTACAATATCTGATTGGACTGAATTAGGTTTTTCTGGTAGTAGTGGGACATTTAGTGGGTTAACGGATACAGTTGTGACTAACCCAACAGATGGGGATTATTTAATTTATTCTGGTGGTAGTGTGGTTAATTTAACACAAATTAATGTGTTTTTTACCGCAGTTAATTTAACACAAATTAATGTGTTTTTTACCGCATCAACAACGAATCAAACACTGTTCAATGTCTTACCTTTAGCACCAATAAGTAATGAAAAAACTTCATTATATGTTAATGGTGTGAAACAAAGATACAATTCAGATTATAATATAACTGGTGGTACTACAGTTGTTTGGTTAACAAATAAACATATTATTGATACTGATGATGAAATGGAAATAATTTACATATAATAAATAAAAAAAAGAAAAAAAGAAAATGGGTAATTTAATTAATGGTAAACAATTAAAACAAAATACATTAAAAGAGAATTTATTATTGGTTACTGGGGCGACAGCAACTAATGGGCAAATTTTGTCTTATGATGCTTCTAATGGAGGTTTTGCTTGGGTTAATAGCATAGCTGAAGGGTTATGGTCAGCTGGAACTGGTACTGACTCAGCAGTTTTAAAAGGTAGTGGTGGTGTAGCAAGTGGTACATTATCAGTGTCTGAAGGTATTTCAACCACAGCTAGTGGTGATTATTCACATGCTGAAGGTAAGGGGAATATCGCTAGTGGTGTTGCTTCACATGCTGAAGGTGGTGATGTAGCAGGTAAAGGTTATATCACAATTGCAAGTGGTGAATGTTCACACGCTGAAGGTCAATTGACTATTGCAGGTGGTGATATATCTCATGCTGAAGGTTTTGGGACTAATGCTTCTGGGTTGAGGTCACATGCTGAAGGTAATGGTACAACCGCTAGTGGTAATTTTTCACATTCTCAAGGTATAGGTACTGAAGCAAGTGGTAGTGCTTCACATTCTGAAGGTGATAGTACAATTGCAAGTGGTGCTTCTTCACATGCTGAAGGTCAATTGACTATTGCTGGTGGTAGTGCGTCTCATGCTGAAGGTAAGAGTACTGTTGCTAGTGGTGATTATTCACATGCTGGTGGTGATGGTTCAACAGCTAGTGGTGAGGGTTCGTTCGTACATTCAAATGATTCAATAGCTAGTGGAGAGAATACTGTTGTTTTAGGTGGTTCAAATATAACTGGGGGTACCGATAATATGGTTTATGTTTCACAACTTAATATAGATACACTACCACCTAATTCTGGAAATAACCATATATTAATTAGGGAATTAGATGGTCAGATTACTAAAAACACTCTTAGTGGTTTAGCTGGTGTAGAGGGGTTTGTAGATGGTATGTCTTTTGATAATAGTACATATGATTTAACACTTAGTCTTAACGATAGTACGACTATTGTAACTAATTTAGGTTTATTAGCTAATGATGTTAATGTTACTGGTGGTACGTATGAAGTATCAACTGGTGTTGTTACATTTACAAATAATTCTGGAAATACATTTGAAGTTAGTGGGTTTACGTCTGGAATGACTGATAGTTATACCACATCAGCAGCGTTAAGTGGTAACGCTATAACGTTTACAAATAATATTCAAGGTAGTAATCTATATAATGTTGATTTAACACCAATACTTGATGAATCACCATTTAAATATGGGACATCATCAACAAATGCAGTATTACCAAAATTAGGTGGTAACACTATAGAGAGTGGTAACAATGATTCTTTTATTGGTGGTGGTAGTAGTAATACTATTGGTGATGGGACTAACCCTACGACTTACAGTACAATTGCTGGTGGTACAAATAATAGTATCGGTGGTTACAGTTATGCTAACACTATTGGTGGTGGTAATAATAATGACATTACTGTGGCTGGAGGTTATGGTTATTCAACTATTGCTGGTGGTTATGATAATAATATTACTGGTTTATACTCAACTATTGGTGGTGGTCGTACTAATGTGATTAGTGGTAATAACTCTTCGATAATTGGTGGTACTAATAATACATCCACACATAATAATTCACATATTATTGGTTCTAATATAACTTCAGTATCAGCTAATACAGCACACGTTCAGAAGTTAAATATTAAAACACTTAATGGTACAACAGCTGTAACGCCATTAGCATTAGATGCAAACGGAATGGTTGTGGACGGTTCAACATTAAGTGTTGATGATACATACTCAACTGGTTTAACGATTAATAATGGTATTATAACTGTAGTTGGTAATGCTGGATTCACTTCATATACTGGTGGTACCGTGTTAGAAACCGTTTCTGGTAATACAGCTATTACTGCAACAACAATTGATGGTGTTGCAACTGTCGGTATCGACTACGATTTATTACAGTTAGCTGTACAATCAGTTGATGATAAGGATAAAACACCTGCTGTTACTAGTGGTAATTTTGCTAGTACAACACTTACGATTACTAATACACCAGTAAATAATGGTTATGTTAAGGTTGAGATAAATGGTGTTGGTTATTCATTAGGTGATGGTGTTAAAACTAAAGATGGTTACTTTTCTAGTGATGGTGGTACTACAGCTAAGAATATCGCTTCTATTTCTGCTGGTGATGTGTACTACTGGAATGGTACTATTTCTGGTTTTGATTTGGATGCTGATGATAGGGTAGATTTTTTCTATAATATATTACAATAATACATAAACTGATGGTGACTTAGTTGTTACCATCAGTTCAAATAAAACTGAATTAAGAAATGAATAATTTAATTAAAACTAAACAATTAGCAACTAGTGTGAATAAATATGCGGTTGATTTCACATTTACTGGTGGTACAACTTCAACTATAACACATAATTTAGGTACAACAGATGTTTTAGTTCAAATTAAAAATAGTTCTGGTGAATTAATAATACCGAATACGGTAAGTAGTTATTCTAGTAATAGTGTTGATGTTAACGTATTAACTAGTGAAATAATGAGAGTAATAATTATAGGTTAATGAAAATAGATGGTAATGTTGGTATCAACGTGGATTCACCAACAGCAAAATTAAATATTAAAGGCACTGATTCTGATGATTTATTGTCACTAATAACAACAACTGACGCTAATTTATTAAACATAAGTAGTGTGGGGGCACTTACTTTTAATGATGATAATCTAACAACGTCAGATATTAGAATTAAAGGTGCGACTGTGGATAATACATTTGTTATTGATGTTTCACATAATAGGGTTGGTATTGGGACGTATCCCAACACTGGATTTCATGTTAAAGCTACAAATGGAAATGGTAATTATATTGATGGTTCTAGCACAAATGCATCAGCATATATACTTAAGTTGAGAAATGGTGATGGAACAGTACTAAGTCAATTTAGAGATAGTGGTAGGGTTGAATTATCTACTAATGGTGAAAGGACTTATATGGGAAACCAATCAGGTAATTATTTACTACAAGCAACCCAAACTACCACCCAATTTAGTAGTACAGCACTTCTTACTGGTTTTCATTCGAATAGAAACGGTAATGGTATAGCGATGAGAGCTGCATCAGCAAATGGGAATACATATATTGATTCCACTGGTAGAATCTTATTTGGTACCAGTTGGAATAATAATGCTAGTTCTAATGTTGGTATTTTGGCTATGACTATTGATACTAATCAAAGTGTTGGTATTGGTCTTTCAAGTGCATTACAAAGTGCTGATGCAAGACTTGAAATTATTGGTCATGGTGATGATTCAAATGGTTACACACTTATGACAAGAGACTCTGGTGAAACCATTACGTTAGTTGTTGAAGATGGTGGTAATGTTGGAATTGGGCTTGATAACCCTTCAAGTAAATTAGATGTTGGTGGTAATATAAAAACTACTGGTCAATTATCTGTAGGTACTGATTATGATAATACATTTACATCTAACGTTTGGAATTTTGATTGTGATTTAGGTATGGTACAACATGTAGATGCTTCAGGTATGACTGGTAATGGTTCTATCACATTTTCTAATGAAGTTGAAGGTGGTTCGTATACCTTATTATTTGTACAAGGTAGTGGGACTCATGATGTTGATTTACCTTCTGGTTGGTGGTTAAATGATGTTGCACCTTTTGATTTCACAACGTTAGCGGATGACGAAAGGGTGATTATTACTGCCACTTATATTTATAATGCTTGGCATTTTGCGGTAAAAGAGATAACTTATGTTGTATAATATATTTTTAGGTGTAATTAGTCAATTAGTTAGTAATGTGCCTGGTACAATTACTGTTGGTGACCCAGATACTGGTAGTATTCAAACTTCATTAAATAAAGTCCCTTGGTCCTATGAGTATGATTATTCGTTTTCAGCTATGATTGTATTACAAAGTGAATTAGGTTCTAATAAAACAATTGAAAGTATTGAGTTTAAAGTTGGTGACATTAGTGATAATTTTACTGCTAATAACCAAAAAATTATTATGGGGCATATTAGTGAGACCTCTTTTTCTGGGGCCACACCTAGTGTTGATTTAACTAATTACACTGTAAGTAATAAAACAACAGTTAAAGGTACATTCACAAAAAGTTATACAACTTCAGATAACAATACTTGGGTGGTATTTGATTTAACAACTTCTACATTTAATTATAATGGGACGGATAGTTTAGTTATTATGTGGGAGAATAAAGATGGTAGTTTCACCTTTACTGGTCCAATGGTGTACTACGACACTAGTTTTGGTTCTAATTTAACCGTATATAAACGAAATGACGAATCATACCCATCAGGGAATACTATTTTAACTAATGAACGACCAATAATCAAAATAAATTACTTATAATATGGATTTAGAAAAATTAAAAATAGATTTAGAAAGTATAGGGACAAACGTATATGTTCAGGTAATTGATGGTAGCTTATGTGTAAGTATTAATGTAATAGAAAACATAGAAGTGTTAAATCAGTTTAATGGTATAATAATCAACGATGTAACACCAACATACCCAAATACTGTAACTATTGTTATGGAGGGGGGCTCAATAAAGGCGGTGTTTAATTAAAATGTTCTGGAGTTAAATAATAAAAAAAATAAAATATAAATATGAAATTATTAACTAATATTGATGTTACATATAATGTGGGATTAACTGAAACTACTTCTGGTATAATAGAGGGTAGGGTTTTAAAAAAACAATTTTTAGAAAATGGAGATATAAATGTTGTATACGAATATCTACATAATGGTGTTGAAATACAACTTGATGGTTTTAATGTTAAAGCTTCTGATGTTGAAATGATGTATGATGTTATTAAACTTGGGTTACCTAACCCTGATGATGGTTTTATGAATTATATTGATACTGTATTTTATGAGGCTATGAAAATTGAGATGATTAGGACGTTTAATGATTTGACTAATATTAGTCAGATTGATTTAATTATTGATTAATAAAAATTATTTAACTATTGATAATTTTTATTAATCAATTAGATTAACTTCATGAAAAAATTAAACTTAATATCTGGTATGCCAAGAAGTGGCTCAACATTATTATGTAACTTACTTAATATGAACCCTTCTTTTCATGCTACAGCCACATCCCCAGTAATAGATGTTTTAAATAATATTAGAAGTACATTTTCACATAACCCAACGTTTAAGACGAATGATAGGTTAAGTCAATATGAAGGTATGAGAAGGGGTATGGATGGATTTATCAATGGTTTTTACTATGATAAAAATATTGTGTTTGATAAGTGTAGGGGTTGGACTAATAATCTATCTTTATTAGATGCGATTTTAGGTCATTCTAATACTAAGGTAATATGGACATATAGGGACCCTGTTGATGTTGTTTCAAGTATTGAAAAACACTACCAAAAAACAATTTTATTAGAAAATCCAGATGAAGCTTCTGGTGGTGATTTTAGTACTATCGGAACCAGGGTGGATAATTTTATAAATGATGGTGGTATTGTAGCTAGACCAGTTTGGTTGTTAAATGATGCTCACGATATGGGGTATGCTGATAGAATTTTATTCGTTAAGTACTGGGATTTGACGAATAAACCTCAAGAAACATTAGATAAAATACATAACTTTATAGGTGAAAAACCTTATCAATATGATACAAACAATTTTAGTGATTTAAAACAAACTACGGTTGAGTTAGATAGTTTATATAACTTTAAGTTCCCACACACAATTAAAGAAGGTGAGTTAAAATATGTTAAACATAAAGTTAACTTACCAAACCACATTATAGAGAAAATTAACCATAGGTTTACATGGGTTAACGATTTAGCTAGTCAGTGATATTTATAATAAAACAATATTATGGATTTCTTTATAAACAAAAATGCTACACTACCAATTCTTAAATTGGAACTAATAAAAGATGGTCGTAATGACTATAAAAAGTTTCACGAGATGATTCAAAACACAACAATTACGTTTAGTATGTCTGAGGTTGAAACTGGTATTAAAAAGATTGGTAAGAAACCAGCATTATGTGTTGTTAAAGAACCAGAAAGTGATTGTAACGGTGAGGAGTATTATTTAGCGTATCAATTTTCACCTAAAGAAACTAAAAAGTCTGGGACATTTATTGGTAAATTCACAATTGAGTTTGATGATGGTTCTGGTACGTTAATAGTTCCTATTAGGGAAGAATTGAACATACATATATTAAGTGGTTCAATAAAAAAATAATAGTCAAAAATATTGTGGTTGTTAATTTTATTGTGTTATTTTGCTTAAGCTTATGAAAAAGCTTAATAATATAATATATAATTTATGTCACAAAAAGTAGAAACGAGTAGTAATACTGTAGATAGTAATGTAATCGAAAAATTTCTTGAAGGTAGAGACCCACAAAAATACATTGTTGGTATTGAGGCTGAGGACGGTAGTAATAAGGTATCGCTAATAATTAATGACCCAGAACAAGGTAAATATATAGAACAACATAAATTCAAACCATTTATGTGGATGAAAGAGAGTGTTGCTGGTAAACTGTATGGTGGTAGTAAAACTAAACGTAGGGAGGCTATGTCTAGGTATAAGGTTAAGATAAAAAGATTAACAACCACAAATTCACAGGGTGAAGAACCAGACAGAATGTCTAGGGGTTTCAAGTATATCGCAACATGTAGTGGAACGCCAAACGATTTACAGAATTTTTTTAAGTTTGGTGGTGTAGAAACCTATGGTGGTAAAGGTAAAGAGCGTTTATTTATGTCTATGAGACCAGAGGAGCAATTTTTGATGCAAACTGGTAAACGTTTATTTAAGGGTATGGATGATTATGATGATGTACATAGATTCCAGTTTGACCTTGAAACTATGGGGTTAGACCCATATAGACACCCTATTTTTCAGATAGGTATGAAGGATAATAGGGGGTTTGAAAGGATTATTGAAATTAAGGGTGATACTGAACAGGAGAGACGAGATTCGGAGCGTGAGGCTATTAAGGAATTTTTCATTATTATTGATAATATTAAGCCAGATACTATTACTGGGTATAACTCTGAGAACTTTGATTGGGACTACTTTTATAAAAGATGTGAAGTTTTATACCTTAATATTGAATCATTAGCTAAGACATTAAATTCTAGGGTTAATATTAAAAGAAAATCATCCACACTTAAATTAGGTCAAGAAACTGAGTACTTTGAACAAACAATGTTGTGGGGTTATAATATATTGGATATAATTCATGCTGTTCGTAAGGCTCAAGCAATTAACTCTAATATTAAGAAAGCTGGGTTAAAGTATATAACTCAGTTTTCTAAAGTAGCTAAAAAAAATAGGGTTTATGTTGAGGGGGATAAATTACATTCAACTTGGTCTAGTAAATCTACGTTTTACCTTAATGATAAAAATGGTGATTGGTTTGAGTATGATGTGAAATCACCAGACCCAGAACACTTGAAAAAGATTAGTGGTAAAGATACACCATATGTTAGGTGTGATGGTGATTATATTGTTCAACGATATTTATTAGATGATTTATGGGAAACTGAGCAAGTAGATGCGATTTATAATCAAGCATCATTCTTACTATCTAAGATTTTACCAACGTCATTTATGCGTTCTTCTACAATGGGTACTGCTGGTACATGGACACTAATTATGTCTGCATGGTCATTAGAGAATAACCTAGCTATTCCAGATTTTGAACCTAAAAGAGAATTTACTGGGGGGTTAGCGAGGTTACTTGAGGTTGGTTACGCTATGAGGGTTATTAAACTAGATTATGCTGCCTTATATCCTAAAACTCAGTTAACACATGGTATATTCCCTAAATTAGATATATCTGGTGTAATGGAAGGTTTATTAACATATGTTGTTGATACTCGTGATAGGTTTAAATTCCTTACTGGTGATGAGAAAAAATTAGCTAAGAAATTACAAGAACAACTTGATAAGGATGGTGGTTCGATGAGTGAGCAAGAAATCGTTGACCTTAATAAATTGATTAAAAAACACCAGCGTTTAGCTTCTGATTATGATAAGAAACAATTACCACTTAAAATTTTAGCTAACTCATTTTTTGGTTCATTCGGTGCTCCGTACTTATTTCCTTGGGGTGATATGGATTCAGCGGAAGAGATTACGTGTAGGGGTCGCCAATACTTGAGGTTGATGGTAAAACATTTTACTGAAAAGCATGGGTTTAGACCGTTAGTTGGTGATACTGATGGATTCAACTTTGCTATTCCAGACCATGTTGATGAGGTTAAATATATTTGTACTGCTGAGCATTGGAAGACAAATAAATTCACTGCTGGTCAAGAACTATCTGGTTTAGAGGCTGTATTAGCTGAATTTAATGAGGTCTATATGGAAGGTAGAATGGGGCTTGATATTGATGATATTTGTGAATCTACAATTAACTTTAGACGTAAAAACTACGCTAACTTAATTGATGGTAAAGTTAAGTTAGTTGGTAATTCAATCAAGTCTAAAGCTATGCCAATATATATTGAAGAATTTATTGATAAAGGTGTTAGAATGCTTTTGGATGGTAAGGGTAAGGAATTTGTTGAGTATTATTATGATTATGTTGATGATATTTTTAATTACAAGATACCTCTAGTTAAGATTGCAACTAAAAAAAGGGTTAAAATGTCCGTTAATGAATATAAAAACGTTTATGTTAAAACTAAGACAAAGGCTGGTACATTAAAAGCTAGACAGGCTCACATGGAGCTAGCTATTAAACATGATTTACATGTTGATAATGGGGACACTATTTACTATGTTAATACTGGTAGTGTTAAGTCAACTGGGGATATTAAAAAGGTTACTGATAAGAAAACTGGTAGAGAAACAGTTACACTTAACTGTAAATTAATACCAAATGAACAAATTGAAAAGAATCCAGAATTAACAACTAATGAGTATAATGTTGCTAAATATTTAGAGGCATTTAATAAAAGAATTCACTCATTGTTAGTTTGTTTTAATCCAGATATTAGGGAGGAAATTTTGATAGGGGTTGAGAAAATTAAAATTAAAGGTGTTAAAGCTAAAGATTTAGAATGGTCTTTACAAGATAGGGGACAATTCACAACAAAACAATGTCAATTGACTGCTGGCTCACCATTTGAAGAATCTGACCAAGACTCATATGACGCACTTATGATTATGGAAGATAAAGAAATTAGATTTTGGTCTTCTGTTAATCAATTACCCAATCAAATGGAAATGGATGAATGGTTACCACTTGAAGCTGACTGGAAGGAAAGAATGAGACAAGCTAGAATTGATGGTATTAGGGATGAGAAATTACTACTAGATAATTTATTTAAGAGACTTGAAAAAGATGAGATTAGTTTAATTGAGGAGTCGGGGGTCTTACCTAAACAAATATTAACTGTTGCGTACCCAACCACACATACTGAACACGGTCATTCGTTTAATTCTGAAAAATGGGATGTGTGGTTGTGTAAATTAGTTGACTTATTTAAATATAAAAACTTAGCTAATGAACGACACGATTATTATTTAGAGAACCCAAACTTATTTAAAAAATTGAAGAGAGGGCAAACAAAATATGATATATGGGAAACACAAATGGAGATTGAACGTAAAAATAATGGTTTATCTAGCAGTGAAAGGTTTAATCCTACTTGTACTCATAAACTATGTTGTTCAGAAGAATGGGATGGTCAATGTTCTTGCTTTGAACAATTTGAGGGGGATAAGGATAAGTTGAATACTTACCTAGTTGAGCACCCGAATGGTTTGCGGGAATCAAATGTTATTAAGGAAGCTTTGAAGGTTGAGAAAACAATCGGAACTTGTAAAGTTTGTGTTGAAGAACAAAAAAGTTGTGAGTGTAGTACTAAAGAACCAGTAGTGATGCCAAAAGTTGGTGAAACTGAGGTTAAGGTTAAAGAACACCAAGCTAAAGTAGATGCTGAGATTAAACAAGCTTATGAAGATGTTTTAAAATATCAACAAGAGAGGTTAAACACTAAAGTTGGTTTACCACCAGACCATAAGGAGCCAGAACCAACAAAACCAAATGATGATGATGTCTTAAAATTCGATGAGGATGAAGACGATGATTTATGGGATTTCTAGATTAAAAAAAAAAGGTGAGTAATACTCACCTTTTTTTTTAATATTAATAAAAGTAGTAACCTAACGGTCTATATTTTAAATGTTTATTTAAATTTTCAGATTCATTAGCTGCCCTTTCAATTTGTTTATCACTACTTAATCTAGCAAGTCTTTCATCAAGTCTTTCTAATACAGCTTTGCGCTCTTCATTACCTTCAGTAATCAATGTTTCGTAGTTCATTGTTCTTTCAGCTTCTGGGGGACCAACTACTCCACCAAACTTACCTTGTGTCCTACCAAGTGCTCTTTTTGCTTCAGCTACAAATAATTGTCTTACGAGTGTTTTGGTTGGTTCGTTAAAATCTTTAAAGTCTAGTTTAGATAATGGAACTTCGTTTGGTAGTTTAATAATGTCTGGGTTATCGGCCCTACATTCATCTGTGTTACCGTTAGTATCATAATAGTGATACCATACTTTACAACCTTGTAAACCAATACCACTACCTCCTGTTACTCCGTGAGCACCACCGTTACCAAAAGTTAGTTTAGAACCAGGTGTACTTAATAGGTGTAATAATCTAGTTCCATCTGGTCCAGCAGTTAATTTGTAGACCATTTCACTTCTTAATAACCTATTTTTAAGGTTCATATCTTGAGCTGTTAATAGTACATCAAACGCTGGTGCGATATAGTAACCACCAGCACCACCTTGACCGTAACCACCTTGGGCTCCCATGCCGACTCCACCACCCATTTGGGCTAGACCACCACCAAATCCACCGTCAAAACCACCCATGTGACCATATAGTGCGTGGTCAGTTGAGTTTGGTGTTAACCAAAGTACTTCATTTACTTCCCGACCTGCTGGTATTTGGTATACTTGTCTTCCAAGTTCGATATCAATATAATCTTTTTTTAATTCCCATGGTCCACGAGCTTGTAGTCCAACTTGTTTAGAGTATGCATATGTGTACTGGGTCATAAAATCAAAGTTTCTAACTGACATGGCAAAAGCCATATCAGTTGTATCAATATTTTGACCTAATAGTGATTGCCATTGATGTTCGATTAACCATTCTTGAACATATTGCGCATAATCTTCAATTGCAATATCTAAAAATGTACATAGTTGTTCGTCAGTCAATTCTATCTGTCTAAGGGGTGCACCCATAGAGTGTTTAAATTGTGTGAATATTCTTTCTTTATCTTCGTTACTAGCTCCCATAGTTATTTCCTTTTATTATAAATATTCTACCATTGGTAGAAAGGGAGTGTTGATAAGATAAAATAAAAAAAACTAGCGTACCGTAAAAGATAAATACTTGTTGGTTTATGACCCTACGTTTAATTACTAGATTCAACTTTAATGATGTGTTGAATCAACTCTATGGCTTGTTCTATACTATTGAAGTTAACGTCTGGAGCCAATAGATGTTTACCAACGGTCACCATTGGTACTGAATCACTACCCGATAATTCCATTAGTTTTTCAAAAATTTCTTCATACTCATCCTCATAGATATTATATTCATTAAATACTAATTCAGCATCACTTAATAAACCTTTAAGTTTTGTACAAAAAGGGCATTCTGGTATTGTATATACGTTAATCTCCATTTACATCAATTAATTCATCTATTATTCTTTTTTCAATTTCCACATCATCAAGTTCTTTTTCACCGATGATTGTTGAAATAATATCTTTCTTCTTATTCAGTGTCCACCACATCTTAGTTGAGATTGTATCTTTAAATAATTGATACTTAACAGTTACGTGATTCTTCTGTCCGATACGATATGCTCGGTCTTCTGCTTGCTCATTATTCCCTGGAACCCAATCAAATGAGTTAAATATAACATACTCAGCAGCAGTTAGTGTAATCCCAACACCAGCAGACCTAATATTACCAATAAATACCTTCACGTTGGGGTTATTCTGGAACGTATCAACACTATTTTGTTTCGCAACTGGGGACATCGAACCATTGTGTATTACACATTTATTACCAAAATGGTGAGCTAATTCATTTATCTCATCAGTAAAACTAGTGAAAATGATAACTTTTTGACCTTGACCAATAGCATTTTCTGCTTCCTCAATAGTATATGGGATAGCAGCCATAGCAATAAATTGTCTAAGAAGTATAAGTTCAACCAAATCTTTATCTGGTGTACCCCTTTTCTTTTCCTTAGCTCTCTTAATAAGATACTCTTCCCATAGGTCATCATATTCTTTCCATTGTTTTTTGGTTAACTCTTGATATACAGAACCAACAAGTTTATCAGGCATATCCAACACATCAACTTTTTTTCTTCTCAAAATAACATTACGAGTCTTAATTGATAGTTCACCAAGATTTGACGCCCCATCAGTAAGCCATATTTGCTTTCTACGACCATTTTTAAGTGTTTTAAAGAATCTTCTACCCTCACAGTATCTCTGTGCAAAGAATTTCCAATTATCAGCTATAGGGGCTTTAATTAGCTTCAATAGATTATAAAAATCCATAGGTCTATTTGCAATTGGGGTTCCTGTGAGTAACCAAACCTTATCAATCTTGTGTTTAACACAAAGGTCTACCATAATTTCACCACGAATTGATTTGTGGTTTTTAAGGTAGTGTGCCTCATCAATAATACATAAATCAAATTTAGAGTTAACCATCTCACGATTAAACTCAATAATATGACCATCTTTATTTTTCTTACCATCTCCGATTGTGTGGAAGTTTTTAAGAATATCGTAATTTATTATTGTAAATTTACTCCTATCCCATTTCCTACCGCTAACGATTGCTGTTTCATTGCAGAAATCATTAATTTCTCTCTCCCAGTTGATTTTAACTGCGGAAGGGCACACAATTAGGATTCTTTCAGCACCAGATTCTAATGCCGCAATAATTGATTGATAAGTATTATGAGTTACAACATATTGGTCCATAACATATAATGAATCTTTGGCTTCAACAGAAATACATTGCCCATGTGTAGTTCTAGAATATTCAATAGATTTAATACCTCTAGATGGTAAATACTTTCTATTACGTTTCATATTACCAATCTTACGTTGTAGTTTGAATGGGATTATATCTTCTGGTAAATTAATTGTTAATATAAAACATTTTTTACATTCTTTGATTGTACCATCTGGTAATTTATATTTACCAATCTTACTTGTTTCCCTAGCAACACCACCAAACGATTGAACTAACTCTTTAACACCGTTGGTTAATTCTCTAGAAATTGAATAATATTGAATTGTTCCATCTTTACTTGAACAATAACCGTCAGTATCTAATAATCCCTGTAATAACTCTAATCTAATAGTTTTAGTATTATATAAATAATCTTTTGGTATAAATTTAGTTTCTGAATTGAGACCTATTAATTCATAATCACTTAAATGTCTAATTATTTTATTAACACCATTATTACCACATAATTGATAATCATGATTCTTGATAAAGTGTAAACTATGATTTCGTGGCAATCTATCATTAACCTCTTGTATTAATTCACTATCCTCTGAACTTAATTTTATATTATGACCACTAATACCACCATCACCTAATATACAACCTAAAATGTATGGGTCTATAAACACTTCTCTAACATTAAATATGACAGGTTTAATCATTGGAATATACCACTTAACATTACCTTTATTACCATACGTTAAATCACCAATTAAATCTTTTAATGGTTTTGTTTGATAACCAGAATTACGTTTTTTATGGTTTGTTGTTTGAACGTTCCATAAATGTTCATCACAGGACTCAACAATGGTCCCATCTGTAAATGTAATATTATAATAGTCTTTTAATGGTTGTGGGTGAACTTCTAATACTTTAGTTTTTGAACCATTGGACCCAATTACATAATCACCGACTTTTAATGTACCGTGGGGTATCCAACCATCTGGTGTTAATACTGGGACATCATCAGCTATCGCTTTACCCAATCCCATATCGTCAGCAAGAATGCAACCATTTCTAGTTAATAAGAATTTTATACCTTCTTTTTGGTGGTCGTAAGGGGTTCTACCTTTTTTATCCATAGTGACGTATTTATCAAAATCCACGTCAATATCTATTTCCTCAAAGTATGGGTCGTCCATTACTTGAGTCTTAGGTAACCAATACATCTTTGACTTCTTTTGATTTCTTTTAAGTTTCCCATAGATATGAAAAGTTTTTTCAGTATCTGCTAACATGAATTCAATCAACACCCTTTCTGGTGTGAATGTCAAATCATTTTGTTTTTTAAGTTCCCCCCCCAAAAACTCACTAATATTCACCACCTTGTTAATTAGTTGAGGTTCTTTATCGTGGAAGTCTACAATATATCTTGATTGGTTTTCAGTTAATCTGATTTTGTTGTTTTTCAAGTATTCTCTCTTAATTTTACGTAAGTAAGGGTTTTTACCTTCGTACTCTTTCAGAAGTGTAATTGCAGAGTGACTTTTAAGGTCATTTAAATCTATCACAATGATTTGCTTTTAGCTTTATTGTTATTTAATTAAGTATAATCATTATTAATAAAAAATAAATACTTTAATGATATTTATTATATACCAAATATTTATCTAAAAATATACATTAAAACAAATAAAAACACTAGGTTAAATAATAACATAAAAAAAATTAAATATAGTTATGAATAAACGAATCCCAATTACTAGAATTAATAAATTTTTTGGTTATGAAGATTTCAGGCTTGAAGTTGAAATGGGTAGGGAAGCTATTGAGGGTGATGGTAATTTTGTGGTAATACTGTATAGAGTTGATAGAGAAGCAACTGCTGCTGATGATGTCTATAGTGAAGCTGGTAAAGATGATATTAGATATTTTCCACCTATTGAACTTAGAGTCATACCAATTATGAGTACACCAGTTAATAAAGCGTATAATCAAAGTTCTGGTTCATTAAGGTATTTAGAGGATGGTCAATTATCTTTTGGTATTTACGATGAACAGTTATCTGAAATGGATACTGATATTAGTTTTGGTGATTATATCGGGTATCCAGTATCTGAAACTGAGATTAGGTATTTTTCTGTTGTTAATGATGGTAGAAAAAACTATGATAATGCACACACCATTATGGGTTACAAAGGAGCGTTTAGGTCTGTTTTGTGTGCACCTACAGACCCTAGTGAATTTAGGGGACTTTAATTATATTTATTAATATGGGGTTACCAAAGGGATTTATAAAAAATATTAAACTTAATAAGGGTAAAGTAGGTCCAGATAGAAGACAGGAAATTTTGGATGACATTGATAACCAAGGTACATTTTTACCTAGGGGGGTTGGTTATGAAGATATGGATAAAGCTTTTATTGAATCAATTAATAAAGATTTTAATGTAACTATTGATGGAGATAAAGTACCTGTAATATTCTTAACAATACAAAGGTGGGCTGAGTTTTCAAAAACTTGGCAACATTCAGATGAATTTAAAGATATTAAATTACCGTTTATTACAATTGTTAGGAGACCAGATGTTCAAGTTGGGACGAATCAAGCTGGTAACTGGAATATACCTCAAGGACATAAATCATACACATACGTTAAAGTCCCGACTTGGGAGAATGGTAGGAAGGGTATTGATTTATATAAAATACCTCAACCAACTTCTGTTGATGTAACGTATGAGGTTAGGTTGTTCTGTAATAGAATGAGAGATTTAAATAAATTACATAAAGTGGTTCAAGAAACGTTTAATTCTAGACAACATTATATAGCCCCAAACGGGCACCCAATGCCAATTCATTTAGAATCGGTTGGTGATGAAAGTCCGATAGATGATTTTGAAAATAGGAGGTTTTATGTTCAATTATTTGAAATGAAATTAGCTGGATATTTACTAGATGAAAATAAATTTGAGGTAACACCAACGGTTAATAGAGCACTCGTGGTTTCTGAGGTTATGGAGAGTACACCTAAACCTAGAATAAAGATAACAACTGATAAAGAAACTAGTGTTGTTAATTATAGTTTTATTTTTAAACCTAGAGCGATTAGTTCAGTAACATTTAAGGCTGATTATGATATTAGATTTAACGATATTATTAATATGGTTGATGTAACTGGATTGGATATTAGAGTAAATGGTGTTATAACTACAACCCCATTCGTAGTTACGGCTGGTGATAATATATTTATTGATATAACAAAAAATTTGGAGAAAACAAGTAGTTTTCTATTAATTGGTAATCTAATATGAGTTGTACAAATAATACTGGAAATATAAATAAAACTTTTATTATTGAGGCGGTTGAAGTTACTGGTGACACTAGTGTTAGTGCTTGTACTGCAGTTTATACCAATAAGATTGAAAGTTGTAGTGGTGACACTGAAGTACTTTTAACAGATGGTGCGACAATATTTAATACTAATTTAGAACCAAAAAATGACTCATCTTTGGGTATTGGTTCTAAAACAAAAAGATTTAGGGAAATAAATGTGGTTAGTGGTACAACCTCATTATGGGTTTCAGAAACTAAAGTTAAGACACCAGAAATAGATTTTGGGGATGATTCTTTAGGTAATTCTAGGAAGATAACAGCTAATAATTCAATAATACAAGATGATTGTTTATTTGGTGGAACTTATTAATATAACATAATATTTATTATAAAAATAAAAAATGGCAACAAGAAAAACACAGTTAATAACTAAAAATAGTGATATTGTAAATAGACCATTAGCAACATCACTTAAAGCTGGAGAGGCAATTGTTAATACAGCTGATGGTGTATTATTTTACTCTGGTGTGACATCATCAACATCGGAATGGACACCAGCTGGAACTGGTACAACTGCTAACTACTTTGAGGTTGGTTCTAATTTATATGATTTACGTTTAAGGAATAAAATCACATCGTATCAAGATGTTAGTGGTGTTGGTTTAACTGGTAAGTTTTTATCTGGTACAACTAATGGTTTTGTACTAGCTGATATCACAGATATTGCTGATTCGACTGATTCATTTACAACTGGGGCAACGTATAATCCAAGTACTGATGAAATAACTATAGGGTTGAATAATGGTAGACCAAGTGTTATAGTAACTGGTGTTACAGATACTGTTGTTACTGGTTTAACATGGTCTCCTAATACGTTAACTATAGGTTTAGATAATGGTAGTTCGGTTAATGAAACTATTGATACCTTTAATGATTTAAATGTCACTAATAATTTAATAGTTAGTAATGAAACTACTTTAAGTGGTATTACAAAATATCTAATTAATGCTACTGGACAATCACCTACAGAAATTGTAAATTATGGTTCATTGACTGGATATGTTGAGTCTAATGATACTTATGTTACTGGGGGTACGGTTTCAACTTCAGCTACAGATAATACTAATTCTGGTGTTATTGACTTATCTTATAAAAATCAAGATGGTAATTCTTATACATTACAATTTGAAAATACATTTATTACTGGGGGTACACTTTCTGGAACTAATTTATTACTGGATAAAAATGATGGTGTTCAAGAAAGTATTGATTTAAGTGGGTTAGACACTAATGATACATTTGTCACAGGTGGTACATATGATAATTCAAATACCTTCACGTTTAAAAGAAATGATGATGTTGATGTATCTGTTTCTTTTGATGTCGTAAGTGGTTTAACAGTAACCAATCTTACTAAAGGTAGGGTGGTTTATGTTGGTAATGGTGGTTTATTAACTGATGAATCTGGGTTCGAATATGATGATAGTAGTGATACTTTATTAGCTAGTAATATTAATACTTCAGCTTCTGGTTCTGCATTTGTTGGTACTGGTGGTTTAATTGTTGGGACTGGTGGTTCACCATCTTCTTCTGGAACAGGTGATGTGGTTGTTCATGGTAATTTAACTGTTTTTGGTGATTCGATTACTGCATCAACTGGACAACTTTATATTGAAGATAATCAAATAACACTTAATTATAACCCAACTGGGGATACTAGTTCATCATCAATAGGTTCTGGGTTGTTAATTCAAGATGGTAATGGGGTTACTTCTGGTGATGTTAATTTTGATATTAGGGCAATGAATGGGTTTACTGGTCTTACTGCTAGTAATGTTCCAGATATAACCGAATATAGTGGACCAACGGGTTACACTAACAGGGCATTTGTTACACAACTAAATGATATTGTGATTAGAAGTACTGATATTACCACGCCAGATGGTGTTAGGGTGTTAGCAGAATTTGACGTACTAGATGGAGGTTCATATTGAGATAGACCGTGTAAGTTACTACTTTTACAATATTTTAACATATTTATTAAAGGAAGGGGATTACCTTCCTTTTTTTATTTACCTTATTATTTTTTATTATATTTATTTATAAATAAATGTTTTATTATATTTATTTTTAAATTGATTACGTAATCAATTAATAAGTCCTATATAGGATATTAAAAAAAAGTCATAAATATGGCAAAAAGACAAATAAAACAACTTTTTAAGCGTTCAAATGTTGCTGGTAAGGTACCTTCAACAGGTGATTTATTATTGGGAGAAGTAGCTTTGAATACATCAGATGGTATAATGTGGACATCTGGAACAACCCAAAATGATATAATACCAATAGGTTGGGATAGGGTATCTCGAACAGGTGATACAATGACGGGGCCTCTTACTGGACCATCATTCTCAGCAACAACATTTTCTGGTGGTACATACTATGGTGATGGTTCTAATCTATCTGGTATAACCTCAACAGACTATTACGTTACAGGTGGTACTGTTAATCAATCTAATGATACACTAACTCTGACTAGGAATGATAATAATAATATTATTATTACTGGGATTACTAAAGAGAGACAGATATTAGATATCTATCAAAGTGGTACGACAACCACGGCTGGTTCTTCATATTCTGATATAATATGGGATGTAGTAATAGTTTCCGACTCTGATTATAGTATATCTGGGCCAGAAATAACATTTAATACTAATGGATGGTATTGTGTTGATTATACTACCTCAATTGATATTAATAGTGGTGGTAGAAAAACATCTAGAAGTAGATTGGTTCTGGATACTGGTAGTGGTTATTCTGAGATAATAAGAAGTGGTGTCTATGCTTATCATAGAAGTGGTGTACAAGGTCAAGACAGTGCTAGTAAAAAAATAAGACAATTCTTTAATTCTGGTGATAAAATAAAAACACAAATTTCCAGATTTACAGGTGGTGGTACATTAGTGACCATAGCTAATGATTCAAATATAACAATAAACAAAGAATTTTTAAATTAATGGGTATAACTTTAAGTGCAAATACAAATCAATTTATTGGTGACTTAATATCACCAAACGGAACAACATTTTCTGCTGGTACAACTGAATTACTCACACCAAATGGTGATTTTACTATGGAAGATTTGAGAACTTCGTTAGATTTAAAATCGAAAATAACCTCTGGTGATGTGAGGTTATTTTCAAATACTAATGAAATAGTCTCAATTGATAACATAGGTATTAATGTTATAGAATCATTTGGTGGTAAGATAAATCAAAATTTGGTCTTATCTGGTTCACTAAGTGCTGATACACTTTATGGTGATGGTTCTAATTTATCTGGTGTATCTAATAGTGATATATATGTTACAGGTGGTACTTACAATGATAATACAGATAACTTAGAGTTACTTAGAGGTGATGACACTCAACTTACTATATCATTAAGTGCATTAACATCGCAAAGTGCTAATTATTTTAATGCATATGATGGTAGTGGTGGTACTTTGGGTACAGTAACCAATACTTGGGTTGATGTTCCTATGGATGTGCAGAGAAAAAATGATGTTGATTATTCTCATAATACCACCGTTAATAATGAAGAAGTTACAATTCAAACAGATGGTGTTTATTTATTAATTGGTACTATTTCCTGTGAGGGTAGTGCTTCAAACAGTAGGTCTCAAGTTCAGACAAGATTAATGCATGATGATGGTAGTGGTTATGCACAAGTTGATGGTACACAGGGTCAAATATATGTTAGACAGAATCTTTTTGGTGGGTCAGCTACGTTTGTGGCACCATTAACATTATCGATTAATGATAAAGTTAAAATGCAATTCAGAAGAACCAATGGTACATCAACTATTAATTTACAGAGTGGTGGTTCATCTCTAACCATTATTAATATTAAGGGACCTAAAGGTGAAAGAGGTGAAACTGGTTCAGCAACTGGTATTACTAATGATATACAGTCTGTATACGTTACTGGTACAACGTCCACTGTTAGTACTTCACCTGTAGATTTGAATGGGATAACATTAACAACTAAAAACTTAGGTGGTCCAGCCACTTATAATATAAATTTTACCGCATCTAGGAGTAATTCAGTTTCTAATAATATTAACTATTTTTATATCACGGTAGATGGGGTTAGAGTATCAAAAACTAGGGTTAGGAGTTTTAGCAATGAAATTCATAGTGTTAGCTTATCAGCTGATGTGGAAAACGTAACTAATAATACAATAATAAAAATTGAGTACGATGCTTCTGGGGGTGGTGTCCATACTGTTTACGAAAGAACTCTTTCAATTAATGGTATTTTAGATAGTAACGTAGTTTAACAGAATTAGATAATATTTATAAATATGGCTAATAATTTAAAATTATATTCTTATGACATTGGTGGGACACCAGTTGCATATTTGGATACATGGAACGAAAGCGATTTGAATGGTAAGACACCATTTATTATCGCTACTGGTACAACTGATAATGATTATGTTGATGTGACTTCGGATGCGTTAGATATTGTTGATAAGTATGGTGAGACATTTTGCGATGATTACCAACATAAACAAAAAATAATTAGGTTATTTCACTATGAAAAGGGTTGGGATGTCTTGACTGACGCAGAAAAAGATTTAGTTGTTAAATACTATGCAAACCCTCAACTAGACCCAACTGGTGATACTCAAACCATACAAGTAATCACTCATTTAATGACAACTAAAAATTTATCTATAGATGAAGCAACTGATGAGGTAGTTGATAGATGGCACAATTACTGGGAAAACGTTGTTATTGAAGCACCAGCTAGGTGGAGGAAAGCCGTTAAAGTAGCGGTTAAATACCTTTCTTTTGTTGATGCGACTGATTTATTGAATACTATTGAGAACCTAGTTGCGTATTACTTGAATTCTGGTCGTTTAGGTTTAGGTTATGGGGACTCTAAGGATGGTATTTTAAATTATATAACATCTACAAATTCATTTGTTGGTACTGGGTTAAGGTTTAATGCATATACCCTTAAAAAAGGTAGTTGGGACGAATTAGAAGAAAAGTTAGTAGATGAATTTGTAGATAAACTAGTATGGGATAGAATAATAGAATTAACAAACACAATTTAATGGCAATACAAGAAACAAATTTCCTAGAGATAGTACTTAGACATATAATGTTAGGTAAAACAATTTATGAAGATTTTGGTGATGGAAATGGTCCAACAGCAATAGTGATAAAACATTTAACATATGACCCAATTATTGAACAGGTTTATATATGTGATAATGAAGACCCAGATATTGATGGGGCGAGTTCTTATAAGTTATCCTTATTGGAAAATTTTGATTTTGATTATGTTACTATAAAAAAAATAAGACCTAAC